CTTGAGCGCGTGAAACAGCAACTTGTGGCAGACAAGGCTATCTTGCGCCAGATCGAGGTGGACGCGTCTGGTCTTTATCTGGAGGCGAAAGACACTTTCGAGTGGACGAAAGCCCAATTCTATAAAGAAGCGCGCTCCAAGGGCGACGGCTCGCTGGACGCTACGAACGAGGCTAAGTTCGCCAGCATCCCCCATTCCAAGAAGATGCATGAGGCGAAGTGCCAGCGCGACAAGTGCCGTGGCTTGCTCGACGATCTGACGAATGTCATAATCGAAATCCAGATCAAGCTCAAGGACTCCAAACAGCAAATAAGATACGGACAATGAAGCAATACAAGAAGAACTTCCTCAAAGCCAACAACCTCACCACGGAGGACTGGGTTGGATGTTCGAAATGCGGAGCGACGGCAGTCGATCTACACCACGACAGGAAACGCTCACAGCTTGGAACTGACGACGCTTCGAATCTCGTCCCCCTTTGCCGAGCTTGCCACTCGACTTTCCACTCTTGAACTAAAAAAGACTTGCTTTTTGGGCAGGTCTTCTTTAGGATTGAAGTTGTCAAAACTAATCTATGACTATCCTACCACGAACAACTGACTGCCAGTCAAGACTTTCCTAGCGAGAGCCTTTTTATCGTATGCTCTTTAAAATCACGCTCAAGAAGAAGAAAGGAGTTTGGGATTCATTCTGGATTTCAAACTTTTCTCTTTTTTTTTCTTTTTTTTCTCTTTAGGTAATAAGCGTTTACAAACAGACGGGTCAGCGAAGACAGCACCTCAGCTTGTTCTGCTCACTCATCCACGAACCAAAGTCAATCTCTTGTCCCCCACCCCCCTATACATATAGATGCTAACAGAAGTATTATTTTAATATGAATTTCGTTTTTGAGAACATCACACAGAAAGACATCGACGAGACAAAAGATCATTTAGACGCGAAGAGGGAGTGCTATTCGACTTATCTTTCGACCTCCTACTGGTCGAAGCTATCGAAGATCGCGAAGCTAAGGGATGGTGGAAGATGCAAGCTCTGCGATTCTGAATTGAATCTCAACGTCCATCATCGCTCCTATCGCTGGAAAGCCAATCCAGAGAAAGAGATCGACGATCTTGTGACACTCTGCGAGGATTGCCATTCAAGCCATCATGGAAAGAAGACATCAAAGACTTTCCCGAAGAGAAGACCCCATCGCTCAAGAAAGGAGATCAAGAAATGGAAGACGCAGAGAAGAATGGAAAACGTCAGACCAGAGCTTGTCGAGTATCTCAGAACCAGCAAAAACCAGAAGCTGAGAATCGCCAAAGAGATTTTTCCAAGATTGCAGACTAATGAATGGAATCACGCTTTCGCGCGTTTGCATAGTCAGAGAAAGTCGTCGTTAGTGTCGGATGGAATCAAGTCGAAGAACCTGTTTTACAGAAACATGGATCCGAAGATGAAAGAGTATCTTGATGGGGAGAGCGAGAAAATGAAAGACAAGTCAATCGTTAAGCCAATCCTATGAACGAAAGAAAGAAAACAGTCCTTCTCGTTGAGTGCGATCTGTTCAGAAGAAGACTAAGGTCGTCAGAGGAGATTCGCAAGATGTGGAGAAACGACCCAGAAGCCGTCGAGTTTATCAAGAGAACCCTTTCCAATGAAGCCAATCCCAACTGAACACGACGAAGCGATCATGCTAGTCGACTGGCTAGACTATCACCATATCCCTTTCACGAAAGTCCCGAACGAGACATTCACAAAATCGTGGAGCGTGAAGAGACGAAACAAGGAGGAGGGAGTGCGAGCTGGATTCCCAGACTATGTGATTCTCATTCCAGAGCGTTGCGCGCTGTTCATCGAACTCAAGCGAACCAAGAGAAGCGTCACGCGCCAGAACCAGCTGGACTGGCAGAAGACCATAAACACCATCCCGAACTGCGAGGCGTTCGTCTGCAAGGGAGCCGAGGAAGCCATCGCGACCATAAAGCAGTTTTTGCCTGTCAAGTCGAAATAAGTATTTTATATTGACTTTCAGTATAGATTTAAATACAATTAGAGCGATGAAGAAAATCTGCCCACATTGTTCTGGCGAGCTTGAGACGTTGGATGTTCTGGTCACACGAACCACCGACCCAGACCATGAGGACGTTTTCGACACCGCGCTCTGGTGCGAGAATTGCCAGAAGGAAATCTAATCTCATTCTATGCTCTACAAGATCGAATGCTGGACCGACGCTGGCGAGCTGATATGGAACGAGACGGTGTTCAGCCCAATCCAGATCGAGGAGGCCGTTGGCAGAATGGAGAACCATCAGAAATGGAAAGACCAGTTCGACGAGGAAAATAACCAAGATTCCGATGAGAAACCTGTATTTTAGTACGCTGGTCTACTTCTGCGACAAGCTAAAGTATTCCAGATTCGACACCGCCCAGCTGTACGACTTGGCTGGGGAGGTCGAGATCACGGCTAATCACCCTCTCAAGAGGATTCTTGAAGAGCTTTCTAAAAAACTCCCTAACCCAATTTTATGAAACTCACCGTATCGAAGCAGATCGGCAATTCGACTTTATCAGTAGAGATCGACGAGCGCGACGACAAGGAAGCGTTGGCTAAAGCCACGATTTTCATGGTTCCCGACATCTGTCTGGCTTGCAAGTCGACAGAAGTGGTCTGGGAATCAAACAAAGCCAACACCGACGACGGAGTGTTCACATACATCAAGCGAAAATGCCAGAAGTGCGGAAGCGCGAGCAACCTTTCCTCCTACAAGGCTGGGGGATTCTTTTGGAACAAGTGGGAAAAGTTTATTTCCAAACCAACGACTATAAATGGCTGACCAGAAAATCTACAAGCTTTATGATGGCGAAGTCGAGGTGAAGTTCAACGTCGGGAACCACCAGTATTTCGTCGACGGCAAGAAGACGCAGGGAGTCACGACGATCCTCGGAGTCCTCGGAAAGCCACAGCTCATCTATTGGGCTGTCGACTGCGCGATCAAGAATTTGCAAGCCGTCCTTGACGCTGGCGAGAGGATCGACGAGTCGCATCTTGAAAGCGCGAAATCGGCGCACGTCACCGCGAAGACGACCGCTGGCGACACTGGCGCGACAGTCCACCGATGGGTCGAGTGCTATCTGAAAGGGATGAACCCAGCCATGCCAGAGGGCGACGCGCTTAACAGCGTGAACGCGTTCCTCACTTGGGAGAAATCGCATCAAGTCGAGTGGATGGAGCTGGAGCGAGTCGTATATTCGAGACAGTTCGACTACGTTGGCAGATTCGACGCAATCGCCAAGATCGACGGAAAGCTTTCGCTGATAGACTTCAAGACGAGTAAGAGCATCTATCCCGAAATGCTGTTTCAAGTTTCAGCCTATCGGCAAGCCTACGAGGAAGAGGTTGGAAAAAAGGAAATGCAGAACGTGATTCTCCGTTTCGACAAGATCACTGGCGAGCCACACACCGAGATCGCCAAATATCCCAAGGAGGACTTCGACACGTTCCGCGCCTGTCTCATCATCAAGAAGCGCGAGCTTCTGAAATAGGCTGGAATCCCTGTCCCGACTCGCTTGAAGCACTTCCTAGCTGAAACGCTGGAAAACGCGTAGGATCGAAAGCCTTGAAGTCGAGAGCGACGCTGGCTTGACTTCCACAAGAGACGACCCAGAGATAGGGTCTTTTTGAAGTTTGTGAACGTGTGCGCACACAATAACACAATTTAGGATAAAGTAGTATATTCTATTGCTTTATTGCTTTTTGCATGATAAGATAGTCTCAGACAATAACTTCTAACCAACAAATCTTATGAAAACTCAATCCGCTCTCTGCGCTTCGCTCATCAAGAAAGAACTGAAGCAGAAGTTCCCGACGATCAAGTTCAGCGTCCGCTCCGATAATTACTCTGGTGGCGATAGTGTCCACATTGGCTACGTCGACGCAGTTCCCAGAGAGCTTGTGGAGAAAGAAGTCAAGAAATACCAGTATGGACACTTCGATGGAATGACCGATATGTACGAATACAATTCAGAGAAAGTCGATTTCCCCCAGTCGAAATACATATTCGTCGAAAGACACGTCACAGAAGAAGCCCGAAACAAGATCATCGACCAGATCAAGAAATACTATGGAGTCGAAGAGTGGAACGACGAGACAGCTCAGAGAATCTGCCACTGCTGGGCGAATGATGTCGTCTACCGCTTGACGCGTGAAGCCACGTTTTAACCATAATTCTATAATCCAAATCATTATGAGAATCGAATACTTCCGAAAGCAGAATTATGGCGTGACCATGTTCTACGTCCTCGACAAGAAGCTCGCCAGCGTAGTCCAGAAGCTCACTGGCAAGAAGACGCTCACGTTCGACATCGTGAACGCGCTGAAAGAGCTTGGTCACGAAGTCGTCGAAGTGTTGCCACCAGACTTGCGCGATGTCGTTTATTCTTAATTCAAAATCCCATGATCGACAAGAACACCCAGACGGAAGTCTCGCGAATGCCGAAATGCGACTTCTGCCCCTATCCAGCCAGATACGACTTCCGCACCCCATTGGGACCTTGGGCAAACGCCTGTCGTGACCACTTCGTCGCTTATGGTGGCGAGCTTGGTCTTGGCAAGGGTCAGAAGCTCGTTCTGAGAAAAAAATCGAAGTAGTATAAACACTTGCGCTCAATCATATTCTTGTGATATAATAAGAGCATAACCAATAACCAAAACAAACATGATCGAAAACTTCGTCTCAGCGGTTCTGGTTCTGTCCATTGGAGCGCTTGTCGCGACCATAATCAGAATCTCAAAAATCAAAATAAAACCTAACAAAAAATTCTATGTCATTTCATACTCAATCACAATACGCAAGAAGGGCAACCGTCTGGCTTCTCAGAAAGCTGTTCTCGGAGCTGGGGATGATTCTGGCAATCCTTTTCGGGTCAATCCTGTTTATGGCTCTGACGAACGACGCGAAGACGAAAGCGTTTCTGGCGACGCAAGCCAAAGCTGAATACTGCGATGGCGCGCCCGAATGCTATTCACTCGACGCGAATGGAAACGAGACGCTGGAGTTCGGGAGCTGGCTGAACTCCCAGATCGGGACGAAGCCGTTCCAGCAATCGTGGAATCTTCTCGACATCGACAAGCTGGCGCACGCTGTTCAGAAAGCCGAAACTGGTGGATGTACTAAGGGAGTCGCTATCACTCACAACAATCCAACTGGCATTCGAAGAAACGGAAAATTTGTCAGATATTCTTCTTGCGAAGAGGGGCTTGAGGATTTCAAATATGTCTGGTTGCGCTTTTACAAGAGATTCCCAACAATGCAAGACGCTATCAGATGGACGGGAAACGACTCACCTTCAACGTGGCTTGCTACCGTTACTTCTTCATATTACAATGACTGAGAACATATAACAGTTTCTTGTTTATGAAAACTTCTCATGGAGTATCTGACACAATCATTCATAAAAAATGGTGGTCAATGATCGCAAGATGCGACTACAAATGCACAGATTCTTTCAAGAATTATGGAGGAAGAGGAATAACTTATGACCCAAAATGGAGAAATTTCAAGAATTTTTTTGCTGATATGGGAAAAAGCTATTCAAAAGGAATGAGTCTTGAAAGAAAAGATGTGAATGGAAACTACACGAAAGAAAACTGCGTTTGGATTCCACTTGCTCATCAGCAAAGAAATCGCAGAGACACTAGACTGATTGAATGGAAAGAACAAAAGAAGTGTTGCGCTCACTGGGCGAAAGAGACTGGAATACATAGAGACACAATACTTTATAGATTGAATGCTGGATGGACACCAGATCAGATATTCACAATGAAGCCTTTCAATGGGAATCGTCCTTTGCCGTCAAAGAAAGTTTTCAAGAATAGAACAGAAAAATGCTCATTGTGCGATGAATCATATCAGTCGAAAGGTTTTTGCAAACTTCACTACTTCAGATGGTATAACGAGAATGTTCGCAAGAAATCTAAAAAAAATTTATGAAATACTCAACGACCTGCGAATGCTGTCTTCAGAAAGTGACGGCATACACACATCATCTAAACGCGCCACTTGTTCTCGCTCTGAAATCCCTCCACGAGTTCAATAAAGCAAACGGGGGAGCCGAAATGGGTCAGCTCAATCTCGCGTCCAGCCAATACAGCAACTTTGGGCATCTTTCGTACTGGGACTTGGCGAAGTATGTCTCTGGGAAGTGGCACATCACGGAGCGTGGCGAGGCTTTCCTGTTCGGGGAATTGATGGTGCTGGACACCGTGGCTGTCATGGCGCGCCACGTCTTGCCATACGACCACGAGGCGTGGGCTTCGCACAGAAACAAGCCAGAGCTGGTCAGCGTGAAAGACATCATGGGAGTCTGGGACTTCAAGCGCAAGCCAGAATACCAAGCCGAGAAAAGCGACCAGTCCAGCTTGTCGATATTCTGAACTGGTGATAGCATGGAAACACATAATGAAAAATCATGGAATTTCTACTCGGAATCGTCGTCGGCTTCCTAGCGTCGCTATCGTTCCTTTTCGCTGGTCTTTATCTTGACCGACGAGGCATTTCGCCAGTCAAGAAACTGCATGGCGTGGCGAGGGACGTTGTTCGGCAGAAGCCACGGATAATCATGCCAAAGAGCGAAGAGCAGATCGCCAGCGAGGAGCTTATAGCGAAAAACGACGCGCTCGGCATCGCGACACCACTTGACCAGATAAGAAAATGATCGACGACTATGTTTGCCGAGACAACGGTCTTCATGACTACTCCATCACTGTCGGCGAGAACGACAATCTTCTGGTCGAGCAGTGCGTCCAGTGCGGACACAAGATACAGTTCATAAAGTCGACAAACGGAAAGACGGACAATATCCGCTATGGAGAGACGCACCAGCGATGGTTTCTCCAGCCGAATCATCCACTGTACAGACGCTATTATGGAAAACCGCCACCACCTCTCCCATCAAAGGCGGAAGCAAGGAAAAAAGCCGTCGAGATCGCTCGTGAGGAAATCGAACGCTCAGCCTATGAAACCTAGATCGCAGTGCCCGTCTTGCGGTTCTCGCGAATGGACGAAACTCTCTGGCTCTTGGATCGCTGGCGTGTCGAAGTACCACTGCGACAGATGCGTAGAAAAGAAAAGCCTAAAATTCCACTCCATAATCTTCAAGGGAAGCGGATGGGCTGGAAAATCATCTAAGAAACAATTATGAAGATCGAAAACGTCAAGATCGAACTGCTCAAGCCCTACGAAAAGAACGCCAAGAAACACGACACGCTCCAAGTCGAGAAGATCGCCAAGAGCATCAGCGACTACGGCTTCCTCCAGCCACTCGTCGTCACGAAAGAAAACGAGGTGATAGTTGGTCACGGGCGACTGCTAGCCGCCCAAGAGCTGAAAATGGTTCAAGTTCCCTGTCTTCGAGCAGACCAGCTGACCGAAAGCCAGATCAGGGAATACCGCTTGCTGGACAATCGGCTGAACGAGAGTGAGTGGGACATCGAACTCTTGAGGCTGGAGCTTGCAGACCTGCCAGAACTCCAGATTCATTTCGGCGATCTCATAGTCGAGAAACAGGTGACGGACGAGGATTCCGTCGAGCTTGAGAGCTACTGGAAGATAGAGGTGGACTGCCAAGGCGAGCGCGACCAAGAGGAAAAATATAAGAAGCTGACGGAACTCGGCTACAAATGCAAAGTCATAACCTTCTGAGAATGAAATTCGACATAGAGAGAAAGTCAAGGATAGGCGAAGGGTTCAAGTCGATGTCGGTGAAAGGGCAGTTCTACATCGAAAAGGAGGAGATCGTCGAGCGTTTCACTGGCGAGATCGACTTCAGGATTTTCACCGATGAGAGATAAAAGTTAAAAAAATATACTGACGAAAAACACTTTGAATTGGTTCAAATCTCCGCTATAATGTGACCATGATCTGCATTGAGGAATCACAACTTGGCGCGATTGTCGGAAGTGTCGGAATCGCGATCATAGTTCTGGCAATCCAGATCGCAGTCTACAAATACATCAAATGAAAAGGGACGAACTCATCGACTTCATCGCGGACTGCAAGCGTTCGTTCATAGAGAACGAGGGAAAAGATGATCGTGACGGAGTTCTGCTCAGATTCACAGACCACATCTTCGACCAGATCGTCTGGAATGACGAGAACTTCCCTGTGAACCTGCCAGAGACTATCATACTGGACGGAGAGACGCTGACGATGAGGATTCTGGCGCGAGGCACCCACAACGACTACGCGATAGGCTACGCGCGCCACCCGAAAGAGCGCGACATCTTGCACAGACGGAACAGGAACTTCGGTCAGTGCGTCGACGACATGAGAAAACTGCTAGCTGAAAAAAATCTAACGCAATCACCATGAAGAAAGAAAAGAAACCAGAAGTCAAAGAGACACGAACCGTCTACCAGCTCTTCGCAGACTGGCTCGCGAAAGACGCGCAGAACGCTGGAATCAAGTACAACGTTCAGTGGAGCGACGAGGGATTTCTTGTGAAGAGGCAAGTCCCAGAAACTAACTCTCAAAAATGAGCAGAAAGGGAGAACCCAACCCCAACGCTGGAAGACCTTGGTTCAACGGAAAACCGATAGCTGACGTTTTATCGGATTTGAAGAGCGCGTGGAGCTACGGCGCGACTGACAAATTGGCTTGCTCACACGCCAAGATTTCCGTCCCAGCTCTCCAAAGATACTTCGACGAGTTCCCAGAATTGCGAGAACAAAGGGACTGGCTCAGAGACACGCCGAAGCTGAAAGCGATCAAGACCATCGTCGGCGATCTTGATAAGATCGACTCAGCAAAGTGGTACGCCGAGCGAAAGATGCGTCACGAGTTCGCCACCAGAGTCGAGCAGACTGGAGCGGACGGCAGAAATCTGAACACTGGCTTCGATCTCGACGACCCAGAACTGCTAGCAATCAAAAATAAAGCAGAGGAGGAACTGAGACAGCTCTACAAATCACGACTTAAAAAAGTGAAATGAAAAAAAAGACTGCTAGCATCGTCAAGAAATGCCACAAGTGCAAGCTTCCAGCGTATCGCGTGTTCATAGACCGCGACCAGCGCGAAGTATGCGGTAACTGCCTCGTCAAATGATAAACTCCGATTTCCGAAGGCTTGAGCTTATCGAGAAGTTCAGCCAGACAAACGGCTATTTCCCGACCCATAAGCAGATGCTAGCATTGTTCGGCGTGAGATCGAAGAACGCGACGCACAAATGGACGGAGAGGATGATTCTGGAGGGTATTCTTCGAAAGGACGGCTCGCGCTTGTACCTAGTCGACAATCGCCTCCGAAACGCCGTGGTCGAAGCCATTGAAGCAATTTCTAAGAAAGAAGTCCAGATTTCAGCCAATGCTAGCAGAATCTTGAACGATTTCATAAAGTGCTAGCATTATTAAAAAAGATGTGCTAGCATTCGATCATTAATTCATATTTTATGAACAAGCCCAAGAAGCCAGCCAAGAAGAAATGTGGAGAATGCGGAACTGAATTTTTAGGGATATATCCGATTTGCGATTGTCTTGCCAAGGAAAACCTAAAAGAAATGGAAAAGAAGCCATCCAAGAAGGAAATAAGAACAATAATAGATGCAAGACCTGAGCAGATTCGTGACTACTACTACCAAGGCTATGCCGATGCCATCAAAGATCCACGCTCCATGTATAACGCAGGCTTCGATGACGGGAAGGAGGCTGTTGGAAAGCAGTTCAAGGAATGGTTCAACAACAACACTGATTACGAGGATGTCGAGGACGCAATCCAGCGAATCACTGGAATCGAGTGCTTAGGACTTCATCAAGAGGGCGCTTAACTATAAACATTATGGATATCCAAATCCTTGTCGTCTGCTGGCTGATGATGATTTACGGGCATATCTCGGAACAGGACATCATCAAGAAATGTGCCGTGTGCTTGGCTGTACTAGACCTTGTTTTATCTATCTTTTCATTCATAAAACCATGATGCCTCCACAACTCAACAAGCCAGCCATCGCAAGGTGGCAGAAGCCCACCGAGCCTAAGAAGTGGGAAGTCCAACTTTGTTCCTGCAAACAGCCATTTGTGAAGAGGGCTGGGCAAACGGCTTGCAGAAGGTGCATAGAACTTCAGATAAGCGAGAAGATAACACGATTCCAATAACGCAAAACCATGCAAAACCACGTCGACATCCTCAACGACATCCTAAACAAGACACTATCATCGCTGGATGAGTCAAAAAACGACCGTACCAGGTCGATGATACTCAAATTCAGGGCTGCCGAGATCAGGAACGTCCTCTGCGTTGCCATGCGCTGGTCGGATGACCCCCCCGTGGGAAAGGAGGATTCCGAGGAATACAGGAAGGCGTCTGAATACGTCGCAGGCTGCATCAGGGCCATGCTATCCGACTCGCTTGAGATGGGAGGCCACAAATGTCACTACGAGGAAGCCGTGGCCAAGGTTAAGAGTCTAGGAGGGTGCTATTGAATCTAAATCACTGGGGAGTGGCGCATACGCCTTAAAGCATTGGTGAAAGCCCTGCCTCCCACAGCCATTAAACCAAATCACAATGAACTTCATTTTCTACAACATCGTTTCGTTGGCGTTGTGCCTGCTGTCGGGCTGGCTTGCGTACTTGGACAAGGCATGGTGGTGGGCGATGATACTGGCAGTAGGATTCGCAGTGATGCCAGCCACAAAGAAATAGCCATTGACCCAATCTAAGATGACCACCGAGGAGCTTTGGAAAGACATCAAAGGGTATGAGGGGCGATATAAAATCTCAAACCTTGGGCGTGTCTATTCGTACAGGAGCAGAAAAAAAATGAAAACATCCACAAGCTCAAGGGGTTATATTCAAATAGTATTGGGTGGAAAATGCTTTTTTGTACACAAACTAGTCGCTAGGAACTTTATCCCGAACCCCGACAATAAGCCATTTATCAACCACAAGGACGGGGTGAAGACAAACAACCTTCCATCCAATCTTGAGTGGTGCACCGCCTCAGAAAACAGCCAACATTCCTTTAAGGCTGGATTGCAAATAAACCCAAGGGGAGAGGAACACCGAAAAACCAAATTGAAGAATGCCGATGTGCTAAAAATAATTGAATTATCTGGAAAGGGTTTAAGTTCTAAAGACATAGGAAAAAAATTCAATTTGAGTTACCAATCTGTTTATGAGATTTTGACAGGGAGGACTTGGAATCATCTAACCAAAATAGTATGAATAACAAAGACACCGAACCGAAGGAAGGGAAGAAGAAGGATTATGTTTTCAGAAGGTCAAACGGGGCTTTGTGCTTTAGCTCAGAGCCGAATCCCGAATAGGAGAAGGCAAAGCAGGACGCATTGGAAGGGGCATCAATGGCAGAACAGCAAGCACAGGAAATGGATCAATTCGAGGAACAAACTAACTTTTAATTTATGAATGAAGGATTGGAAAAAATGATAAGCGAGCAGTTGATGATTCTAGGAAACCAATTCGACTTGGAAGGTTCCGATTTGGATTTCCTTGGTGCAAGCCTTAGAACTTTAGCGAAAGCCAGCAGGGAGGAGGTTCTCACGCAAACAATTCAAAAGATGGAGGAGTTTACAATCCCATGCGAAAGATACGTTTTCACATATCAGCAATGCTTGGATGATTTGAAAAAGGTTTTAAATGAACTCCGTAACCCACCCACTTTATGACCAACCCGAAGGACACCACAGGCAACCACTTTGTCCAAACCCCTTGCGACCAATGCTCGGGTGGATTCCATCACACGAGGGATTGCCCAAACCATATAGCCAACCAAGTGACAACCTATACCTCAACCGAACCGACAGGCAAGCGATGGTGGGAACAGGAGATTGAAGAACGTTTTGACTCTAGCTATATGCCAAATGGTGAGTCAAAAGTTAAAGATTTTATCAAAGCCTTCATCGCCAAGGTCGATAAGCAGGCGTACAGGAAGGGTGTGAATGATTCGATTGGGGCTTTGCCTGAACTGGGTTCAACGGTTTCGATGCACGCCTTGAGATACAGGAAGGAAGCCAAGGAGAACATCGGCAGACTTATCAAGTAACCGTTTGAATATGAAATCCTACTGTTGCCACGCCGAGAAGATGAACCATTGCTCCGGTGAGGGGACTTGCTCGGACTTCTGCGAAAAGTGCAATAAGCCATTTGTGCCAGAACTCATTTGCCATCCCTGCGGTATCATGCGAGGGGAGGGAAAGGTAAAGGACTACACTGGTGCCGAGGATGACGGCGAGTGCGGGCTTTGCGGCCGGAAAGGAAAGGTCGTGCATCCTGCGTTCTATGGCATAAAATAATTCCATCACATAACCAATTGAGATATGAATGTCAAAAGAACTTTCTTCATCACAGAAGAGCAGGCAAAGATTTTAAGAGAGGAAAAGAAAGACAATTATATCGGACATCGTATGCCTTGCTACGAACTTGAGGACGGAACAATTCTTTACCCTCGGTTCGGATGCAATGACTTTGCGGCAGAAGTTACCTATTTCAAAAACTGGTGATTCCCCCTCCATTCCCCCGCTTAGAAAATATCAATTAACCCAAAACCAATGCTGGTAGACACTCAAGAGTATGAAATAAGGGAAATACGGTTCCCGAACACAGCCAAGGATTCCGAGCAAAACCTTTACAGAATAGGATTCAACTGCAAATCCATAGAGGAATACACGGAGAATGGGGAAATGGCTCCAATTCTGTGGTTTGCAATTTACAAGGACGATAAAAAGATTGCCGAATTGAGGAAAAGCACTTGCGAAGTATATTACCAACCTAAAATTATTTCACCATCAATCTCCCCCGCTTGAGCCTCAAGCTGGGCGATGGGTGGCGAAGCCCAGTAATAATAATTAATTCACAATTTATGGATAATACACCACTTCTAGAAGAATCGCAAAAACTTCGGAAAGACATTGAACAGGTAAAAGAGTCGGTTCAATCAATGCTTTTTGTTCTAAAAGACCCACAAAGACAGACAGTAGAAGGTGAAGACAAAGGCGAGCAAATTGCAAACGCTATGTTGGCTTTTCGTCACTTGGAGGACGCCAAGATGAGAATTGGCAAGGTGATACAGGCTACGGTAGGAAAATCAGTTTATGACAAATAAAGTAATTCCACGCCTTCGCCACCCTTCAAATTTAGCCTTGAGGCGATAACCAAAACAACTTATGAAAGTCGCATTCATTCGCATTCCAGACGATCTTCACTCAGAGCTTGAGAAGAAATCAGAGCTGGCTGGATTGTCATTGAACGCGTATTGTCTAAAACTGCTAGCAGATCGGAAAGACGCTAGCAAAGATGCTAGCATTGAGACGAACATGGTATTCAAGCCAGTGGTGAATCCTCTGGAAACGCTTGAGCCACCATTCGAGCTGGTTCACACCGAAATCCCAGAGATCACGTTCTGCGAACTGTGCAAACGCGAGAAAGAATGCAGAAAGGCTTTCGAGGATGGCGAAGAGCGTCTGGTCTGCCTCGATTGCGTCATTCTCAAATTGGGGAAGCGCGCCAGAAAGGTTTGGGATAGAATGGGACGCTGAGAAAAAAAACCCTCGAAAACATGAAAAGCGTCAATCTGGAGGAGATTTCGATTCTCCACTGGCTCAAGTTCCACAGGCTCAAGAACGAGAAGGGCGACCCGATCAATTTCGACGACCACTTCTTTCTGTTAGACATCTACGCCGATATGTCGCCGAATCTCTGCGTTATGAAGGCGGCGCAAGTAGGATTAAGCACTTGCGAGATATTGAAGATGATGTTTCTGGCATCGAAGCAGAAGATGGACATAATCTACACGTTGCCAACAGACAAGGATGTCAGAACATTCGTGGGTGGAAAGGTCAATCGCCTCTTGACCGTGAACCCGATTTTGACGGAATACTGCTCGGACAAGGACACGATTGAGCAGAAACAGGTTGGAAGTTCTATGATCTATTTTCGAGGAACGTGGACGCAGAAGGCGGCGATCATGGTGACAGCCGACGTGCTTATCCACGACGAGAAGGACTCATCGAAGCGCGATGTCGTCGACGCGTATCAGGCGCGTCTCCAGCATTCCAAGTTCCGCTGGCTACACACGTTCAGCCACCCCAGCGTCCCGATGAACGGTGTCCACGCGGAATGGGAGCAGTCAGACCAGAAGCACTGGTTCGTCAAATGCGAAGAATGCAAGAAAGAGCAGTTCATGGAGTTCCCCGACTCGATAGACTTCGACAAGCGAATCTATGTATGCAAACACTGCAAGGCGAAGCTGGACGACAGGCGAACTGGCAGATGGATTTCGAAGTACAAGAATCGCAAGTTCTCTGGCTACTGGGTCAATCTGATGATGTGTCCGTTGGTCGACGCTGGTCAGATCATAGACAAGTTCAGAAGCTCCACGCCAGACTTCTTCTGGAACAAGGTTCTGGGGCTTCCCTACGAGGGCGAGGGGAATACGGTGAGCAGGACTTCTATCCAGAGAAACATCGTCGACGTGGAGAATGAGCGCGAGAGCGTCGTGATCGGTTGCGACTCTGGACTCATCAAGCATTGGGTGGCTGGAAACAAGAATGGGATATTCGACTATGGGGCGACGGAGAAATGGTCTGACGTTGAAGCGTTGCTCAGAAGATACCCGAAGTCGATCTGTGTCATTGACGCGTTGCCAGACTTGACCGCGCCACGCGAAATGCGCGAGAAGTTCCCAGCGAGGGTGTTTCTAGGGAACTTCAATCGTGATCGGAAGGGAATGCAGATCGCTCGCTGGGGAAAGGGCAAGGAGGACGGGAGCGTTATGATCGACAGGAACAGGGCTATCCAGTTCGTCGTCGACGAGATCGCGAAAGGGCTTCTGACGTTCAACGGCAAACCAGAGTTTTGGGAGAAATACATCCAGCACTTCGAGAACATCTTTCGCACGAAAGAGACCGACAGCATCGGGAATCCAGTGCTGGTCTGGCAGAAGAAGACGACTGAGGATCACTGGGTCATGGCTACGTGCCTATGGCGTGTAGGGATGTCACGATTCGGGGAGCAAGGCGCGAAGTTCGCTGGACTGAATACGCTTGATGGATTGCCAAGCGCGCCCACCATCATGCCAGACGAAGACCCGAAGCTACCGAATCCGAGGCAGAAATTCATTTTCGAGATCAAGCCAGAGGATTGGCGATCATAATATGTTCCCATATTCACCGCTGGGTGGTAAAATAGAAACAGAATAACCTAAAACCTATGACAGTAAATTGGTCGAAAGGAAAGAAATGTCATAAATGCAATCGTGTTTTAGATATGTCAAATTTTAATTTTTATAGGAATGGCGAATGGAGTTCTCAATGCAAAGATTGTAAAAGTGCTTATGCAAAAATATGGAGATTGAAAAGATTGGATGCACTTCTTGAAAAAGAGAGAAAAACAGGAAAAGAGAAAAGAGAAAAAAGAAAAGAGAAAATGAAATTATATAAAAATCTCCCAGAGCGTAAAAAGAAAGATTGGGTCAGATCACAGCTCCAAAATTATGTCTCTCTTGGAAAGATAACCAAAAAACCTTGCGAATATCCTAATTGCAAACATGATGATTTGAGAATTGAAGCCCATCATTGGGATTATTCAAAGCCATTGGATGTCGTTTGGCTATGTTCTAAGCATCATGGACTGGTTACAAGAGTAGAAAATTTAATCAAAAAATAATATGTCAATTCTTAATGGATTCCTTTCGCTTCTGTCTGGAAAAGAGCAAAGCGAGAACGACAAAGCCGAGACGACCGAGGGAGTCGTCGGCGAGCCAGTGCCAGAGCTTGAGCTTTCGATAGACGACGAAGAGCTTCTTTCGCTTGCGAAGAAATGGGAAACCAGCTGGACGACATGGTATTCCAAGATGGAGAAGGCTCAAGCCGAGAACGAGAGATACTGGCTGGGAAACCAGTTCACGTCTGCCCAGATGTCCAGCGAGAACAGACCATTGATCGACAATAGAATCTTCACCGCGCTTGAGACTTTTCTTCCGATTGCCACAAGGCAGAACCCAGAGCCTCTGGTGAACAGCGAGAACACAATCAAGGGCGAGGAACTGTGCGACAAGGTGGGAAAGATGCTTTCGTATCAAGGCGACAAACAGCGTTTGAGACTAAAGCTAAAAAAGGCGATGCGATACTGGTCGCTCTATTTCTTGGGGGTGGCGAAAGTGGGCTGGGACATGGTGGAGGACGACATCAAGACCGTGATAGTCAGACCCCACAGGCTGATTCTGGATTCCAACGCCACAGTCGACGAGGACGGCTACACTGGCGAATATGTCGGGGAGTATCGCGAAGACCACGCCAAGATTCTCGTGAGGCGTTTCCCGAAGAAAAAGGATTTCTTGGAGAAGTACGTCGATGGAAAGATGGACACTAAGATCAAGTACATTGAGTTCTGGACGGACGAGTACGTCTTCTGGAAGCTCGACAAGACGATCCTCGGCAAAGCCAAGAATCCCCACTGGAACTACGACGAGACGAACAAGCGCGTCGACGAATATGGCAACGAGACGGAGGAGAACACCGCTGGCAAGAACCATTTCAGCGTTCCCAAGAAGCCATACGTTTTCCTGTCCATCTTCAATATCGGACTGCATCCTCTAGACGACACTTCCTTGATCTCGCAGAATCTCGCGCTCCAAGACCTTGTGAACAAGCGTCTGCGACAGATCGACAGGAACGTGGACGGAATGAACGGCGGTGCCGTCGTGTCTGGCGACCAGTTCACTCTTGAAGAGGCGAGCCAAGTCAGCGAGGCGTTGCGAAAGGGAGGGACGGTGTGGGTTCCTGTCGGCGATGTCAATACCGCCTATCGACGCGACCAGAGCGTGCCGTTGCCAGCGGATGTCTACAACCAGCTCCAAGACGCTCGAAACACAATCGACACCGTGTTCGGAACGCACGCCACGAGCCGTGGAGAACAGCAACAGCCAGACACCGCGACTGGAAAGATGCTCTCTAAACAGGGAGACGAGAGCAGAATCGGATTCATCAGCGACTATCTTGAGCAGTTCACAGACCAGATATACAACTGGTGGGTTCAGCTCATGTACGTCTACTACGACGAGAAGCACGTCGCGATCATCGTGGGCGAGGACAAAGCCAAGGAATACGTCGAACTCCAGAAAGACGATCTGGTCACGAAACTTCTGGTCAGCGTGCGCGAAGGCTCGCTCATCCCGAAAGACCCGATGATCAAGCGGAACGAGGCACTGGAGCTATGGAAATCCAACGCAATCGACCCGATAGAACTCTTCAAGCGTCTCGACTTCCCGAATCCAAAGGAGACGGCTGAGAACCTGTTCAAGTGGACGAACACGCCACAAGCCCTGTTTGGAGGCGTGCCAGCACCAGAAGAGCCAGTCGTGGCTGGAAACGAGCCGATAGACAGCGCGCCAGCCAGCGATATGCAGAACCAGCTTCAGGCTATTGCCTCGCAGGTTCAAGGCTGATATATTTAACCTATAATTCACTGAATATGTTCGACGAATCAATGGAAGACTACAAGAAACAGGAAGCCTCGATCAAGAAACGCCTTGAGAAGCTCGCCAAGAAAAGCGGAAGCGAGATCGTCAAGGAAATGATCAACGAGGAAGACCCCAAGATCAAGGAGAACTGCTCGCTCCTTTCAAGGCTTTTCCACGAATGCATCGACGAGTACGAATGCGGAGAGAAGACAATCGAGGAAGCTGTCGACGAGTTCGTCAGCCTTGCCAAGCAGATTTAGATTCAACCTGTTCCGTCTTTCGTGTTAAGACGTTAAACATAATCCGTAACCCCCACATCTTATGGCAGACGAAGTACAAAAGGAAACCGAGACAGAGGAGCGTTCCGCTGTCAAGGAGTTCCTAGACGCAATCCCGAAAGAGGGCGACACAGATTCCCTCCCGACGGAAAAGGCTGACGAAACAGCCCCAGACTCGTCAACTGAGAAAAAAGATGAGAAGGCGAATCAGCCCGTCGCTGACAAAAATGACGATGAGAACGTGCCTTTCCATAAGCATCCTCGGTTCAAACAGCTCGTAGAAGAGCGAAAGGAACTGAAGGAGAAAGTCGACACATACGAGCAACGCCTCGCCCAGCTAGAAAGCAAAGCCAGCGCGTCTGCCCAGTCGACAGAGATTCCAGCTTGGTTCGTGCATCTATATGGGGAAAACGCGCAAGCGTGGAGCCTGTACAGCGACTACACGAAAGCGGAGAAAGACAGAATCAAGTCGGAGGCTGTGGCTGAAATCCAGCAAGAGAAATCCCAAGCCGAGAATCGGCAGAGGGAAATGGACGGCTGGGTCAGCGACAACATCCAGACATTGAAGGACGAGGGAATCAAGTTCGACGAGAACAAGCTTCTCAAAGTCCTAGTCGACTACTCGCCGACCGACAAGGCTGGAAACATTGATTTCCGAAAGGGTCTGGACATTCTTGATAAGCTAGAGAAGCTAGAGCATATCGACGCTGGCAAGAAGACCCAAGCCAAGAAGGAGATCGCCGCCTCCACCACGGCTACAGCCGAGGGAACCTCGAAAGGGAAGACCTCGCTGACAGCCAAGCAACTCAGAAAGATGAGTTGGGCTGATCTGGTGGATGAATAATAAATTAACCTTACCCCTATGACAGTATTCTCTGACAAGGTGACGACCACGACCAACGTCAAAATCATGCCGAAGATCGTGGACACCGTTCTGGGTTCGAATGTGTTCGCCGCCCGTATGCTGGCAAATGCCAAAAAATGGTCTGGCGACCAGATGAAGTTCCCAGTCAAGTATCAAAACGGCGTGTCTGGTGGCTCTTTCACTGGATATGACACGTTCAGCACCGCCGCCTCGACGCGACGCGTGAACCTCGCTTTCGACCCGAAATTCTACCAGAAGACCATCACTCTCCCGTTGACCGAGGTCGATGTGAACAACACCGATTCCAAAGTCATGGACTTGCTCGGCACCGAATGCGCGCTCGCCGCGCAGGAGATGGCTGACGAGATCGGAACCCTCATGTACGCCGACGGCACTGGCAACAGCTCGAAAGACTTTTTGGGTCTTGAGGCTATCGTCGACGACGCGACCAACGCCGCCACCTACGGCTCGCTGGCACGCGCGACATACACCACCCTCAAATCCACCGTCACCGCTTCCTCTGGAACCTTGACCTTGGCTAAGATGGCGACCTTGTTCAACGCAGTCGCCGCTGGCTCGCAGAAACCCACCCTCGGTCTCACCACCGAAACCGTCTGGTCTTTGTACGAATCCCTACTGCAACCCATGGAGCGCATCAATATGGTCAGCACCCTCTCACGAGGAAAAGGAGTCGAAGGCTCCGCTGGCTTCACCGCCCTCCAGTTCAAGGGTATGCCCATCATCGCGGACGAGAAATGCACGTCTGGAGTCCTGTACTTCCTCAACGAGGATTTCCTGAACTTCTACGCGCTTCCATCCAAGATGAACCAGCCCATCCAGTACAACGCGCAAGAGGTAGAAGGCAACGACTACGGTTCCAGCGTCAAGGGTCTCGGCTTCAGCTTCACTGGCTGGGTCAAGCCCACGAACAGCTACTCCGTGATCGGTCATGTCATTCTCGGAGGTCAGTTGATCTCGGAGAACCCCAAACGCCACGGCAAGCTCACTGGCATCACTGGAATCTAAACTATCCCCTAACTCACAATCATTATGGCTATCGCACTCAAAGACTACGATCCAGCAGTGATGGCAGGGGCTACGGTCACAGTCAGCGGAGCAATGTCCCAGATCACGGACACGAACAACAACGAGGCTCTTATCATCACGGCGACCACAAGCGCGGTCAACGAACTCACCCTGACAAACTCTGCCACGGGGAACGCTGTCCAGCTTGCGACCACTGGAGACGACACGAACATCGCTTGGGACTTGTCCACGAAAGGGACTGGCACTATGACACTATGGTCTGGCGCGAAAACGAGGGAACTTCTTGTTCTCCCGAACGTCGCATCAGCCGTGAACTATGTGCAAATCTCTGGCTCTGCCGCGAACGCAACCACCATCATCGAATCGGCTGGCGACAGCACGAACATCCCTCTGACCCTCAAGGGCAAGGGGACTGGTGCCGTCATCCTAGGCGTGGCGACATCCACCGATGTCCGTCTCGCCGCAGACCAGCCCATCGGGGACTCCGCTGGCAACGAGTATCTCAAATTCTCGAAGGCTTCAAGCGCGGTGAATGAGATCACCGTCTCGAACGCCGCCACGACCACTCCCCCTGTCCTCGCCGCGACTGGTGGCGACACGAACATTTCCCTCCGCTTGACAGCCAAGGGAACTGGCGTGATCCAGACCACCCAACCTCTGACACAGGAACGCTCGCAATCCACCGAGACCGATTCCGCGACCTTGACAATCGCCAAGTTGCTCACTGGAATCATCGACGGAACCCCTGTCAGCGCCGCGAACTACGCCCTGCCGACAGCCGCGAACTTCGTCGGAGGCATCGCGAACTGCCAAGTGGGAGATTCGTTCTCATGTTTCGTCGCCAATCATGGAGCTGATGCCGACGCTATCACGATCACCGCTGGTGGCGCGACTCTGTTCGGAACAGCGACCATCGCGCAGAACACCGTCAGACAGCTCGTGTTCGTCGTGACGAACGTGACTGGAGGCGCGGAAGCTTACTTCGCCTACTGCATCGGAGCTTAATTCAATAACTTACCCAAAATATGACCAAACTTTCTTCGGTTCCGTTGGCTGAGGGTCAGGATTTGTTCACATCGAGCGAAGTCCAGACCCACGACCTCGGGGCTAGGGTTTCCACCGCCGACGGGCGCGCGTTCAAGTACGCCAAGGCTGGGGAACTGCTCGTCAAGGGCACGCTTCTCCAAGCTCCCATCGAGGTGACGAACCATCAAGGGCTGACACCGACCGCCTGCAACGCTGGCGTGAAATCAGTCACAGTCACCCTCGGAGGAACCGCCGCCACAGCCGACCAGTACGCTGGTGGCTATGTCGTCGTTACCACCACCCCAGACATCGGTGGAATCTACAAGATTTCTTCCCATCCAGCCCAAACCTCCACCTCTGGCACAGTCGTCCTCGCATTGGAAGACCCTGTGCAAGTGGCATGGACTTCCGCTACACGCGTCGATCTGGTGAAAAACCCCTATAACGGAGTGATCATCAATCCGACCACGGCAACCTCTTGCCCTGTCGGAGTCGCCGTCAACGCAATCGCCTCTGGCTACTATGGCTGGATTCAGGTCGCTGGAGTCGCTCCCATCCTTTCCCAAGGTGGTTCGACTGTCGGCACGAACGTCTCGGCATCCAACGGAACCGCTGGAACCGTCGAGGCTCACGTCGACGCGCAGGCGACAATCGGTGTCGCCGTCACTGGAGTCGCCACCACCGAGGTGGGCGCATTCAATATCAACCTCGGCTAACCCTTAATTCCCATGACAAAACTTTCTTCTGTACCATTGGATTACGGGCAGGCATTGTTCTCTTCGAGCGCAACGCAAGCCCAAGACTTGGGTACTAGGGGACAGACTTCGGACGGTCGTGGATTTCGATACGCCAAGGCTGGCGCGTCAGACCTTGTGAAAGGAACTCTCGTGCAAGCCCCAGCCGAAATCACCACAGACCAAGGGTTAGTGGCAACCGCCGCCGACGCTGGAGCGCGACAGGTCACAGTCACACTGGCTGGAACCGCCGTCACCGCGAACCAGTACGCTGGCGGTACCGCTGTCGTGACCGTCACGCCAGACATCGGTGGATGCTATCGCATCAAGAGCCACCCAGCGCAGACATCCACCACTGGCGATGTCGTGCTGACCCTCGAAGACCCCATCCAAGTCGCATGGACGACAGCCACCAGAGTCGATCTGGTCGCCAATCCATATAACGGAGTGATCATCACTCCCACAACCGCCGCCACTTCCGTCCCTGTCGGAGTGGCAGTCTATCCAATCGTCGCTGGCGAATACGGATGGATTCAGGTGTCTGGTGTCGCTCCCTGCCTAGTCAACGCATCGACCGCGCTCGCGGTAGGTGTGAACGTCTCGGCTGGCGTGACCGTCGCTGGAGCTTGCGATCTCGCCGATGGCGACCTCTGTCCCGTGGGTGTTGCCGTCACTGGCATCGCCGACACGGAAGTCGGAGCGATCAACCTGCTCATCAGCTAACGTCCCTTCCCAGCCTCTCTTGTATAGGGGGGCTGGACTAGGCACGCTAACCATTTAGCCCACTCGTGCTGGGGCTTAACAGAAAACCTATGCAATCACTTTTGTTCTTCAATTTCTCCGACACGGAGTTCACCCATTCATATGATGGAGTCCCATACACGTTCAAGCCGTTCCAGCAGGTCTATCTGGAGGATTTCAAGGCGCACCACTTCGCCAAGCATCTTGTCGACAGGGAACTCCAGCGATGCAAGAAGCTGGTCACGGACGGAGAAAGGCAATCTCTTCTTTCGAAAGCTATTCCCAGCGGAGCTAGGGAAGACTTGGCAGAGCCAGTAGTGGAAGCCGAGCTTTCACCTCCAGCCAAGCCAGAATTGAAACTTCCACCAGTAGTCGAGATCGCCAAGCCGATAACCGAAATGGTGGCAGAAGAGCCAGCAACCGAACCCAAGAAAAAGAGATTCTGCGAGTTCTGCGACAGCAAGGCGCGCTTCCACAAGAAAGACTGCAAGCGTCCAGACAAGGAGTTCCCCGACCTAAAATAACCCCATAACATATGGCAATCGAAACCGCTTTCCAGAGGGACGCGAACCACGTCCCGATCACATCAAAGGGTCTTACAGAATCCAAGGCGATCACATACGTCGCTGGAACGACTGGCGCGGTTGACGCGACGACGCTGTTCACCGTCACTGGAACAGTGATAGCCACCGTCTTCGCCGTCTGCTCGTCCGATTTGATCTCTGGAGGCTCAGCCACCATCGAGGTCGGAATCGCTGGCAACACGGCTTCGCTCATCGCGCAGACCACAGCGACTGGAATCGACTCTGGCGAAATCTGGGTCGACACATCGTCAGCGACAATCGAGGCTCTTCCATCCGACAAGATCATCGCTGGAACAGACATCATCCAGACCATCGCGACAGCCACTCTCACTGGTGGCACGCTCACCTATTATTGCCAATGGACTCCAGTCTCTTCTGGTGCTTCCGTTGTAGCCGCCTAAGTATGAAAATGCTGAAGCCCCAACTTCGTGACAGGAAGAATAACGCCCTGACCGAGCTGGGGCTTCGTATTGCCACTGCTTCGGACAAAGCGGAGAAGAGGCTGAACGGACTGAAAGACCAAGAGATGGAGTTTCTCGGTCTTTTCAAGTCGTCTTTCAATGAGTTCAACGCCCAGATCAGGGCAGACATGGATTCAGTCGAGAGATTGCTTTCCGCGCTTGAGCATCGAAAGAGCGAAGTGGAGAAGCCGTCAAAGGAGATTCTCGAAGAGGCGAAAAGGATGATGGCTGTTCTCAAATCAGAGAGGGAAAAATCCGATCTTGCTGTCGCAACGCTGGAAAAGAAGACCAGAGATCACGAAAGGACTGTCGGAAAGCTTGAGCGCGAGCTTGCGGAAGCCGAGAAGAAGTTCTCCGAGCATACGAGGTTCATGGAAACCGACAAGCGTTTCTTCGACACGAAGACGACCACGATTGAGAATCTCCTTGATCTGATCGACAGGAAGATCGAAAGCGCGCAAGCGACAAGCGATGAGGCTCGCGACAGGTTGCTGGTCGTCATTGAGCGTCTGGAGCAGAGGGAGAAAGTGTTGAATATCGAAAAAGAAGAGATCGAAAAGATAAGGAAGGAACTGAAGCTCCAAGAGTTCAAGCTTGCGGACAGGGAGCAGACATTGAAGCTCGACTACGACCACTTGAGGAAAAAAGGGCTTCTTTGATATTCCTAAAGTGTCGGGAATGGGTTATAATTCTATCGAACACCTAATATCTCGACGATGGGAAAAGCGGAACGGGACAATAATCGGGTGACTACCGAGCTGGTCTGGGACGACATGAATCTCACGCCAGAGGCTCTTCAGGTGGCAGTCGCCAGCGGAAGGGTTCTTTTGGATGTCGCAGTCGTGGCTTCAACAACTCCGTCAGACGTTCATCCCACTATGGACTCCAACAATGTGCCAGTCGCTTGCGTCGTGACAGACGATTCCAGCGCGACACCGACCCCATTATTGATCGACAGCCGAAACGATCGGCTATTTATAGACCTAACAATCGAATGATATGTCAGAAGCCAAACGAGACGACAATAGAGTCGCTACAATGCTCGGAGTGACCGACGACGGCAACAGCACGCCGACCCGTCTTCTGTGCGACCCCACCACGAAACGGCTGAAATGCTCGGCTGTTGTCACTTCTGGTGCTGGTCTGACATCGCTGAACGGCTTGTCTGGCGCGTCGCAGACTTTCTCCGTCACCACCACTGGAACCGATTTCACGATCTCAAGCACGACGACTGTCCACTCTTTCAATATGCCGACAGCCTCAGCCACGAATCGAGGTCTGCTTTCAAGCTCTGACTGGAGCCTGTTCAATGGGAAAGGCTCTGGAACCGTGACAGCCGTATCGGTGGCGACAGCGAACGGAATCAGCGGAAGCTCAAGCGGAGGGGCGACCCCAGCGTTGACGCTTTCGCTTGGGGCGATCACCCCATCGACTGTGAACGGACTCACCCTAGCATCGCAAGCAGTCGGATTCACCGTGGCTGGTGGCACGACTTCGAAGACATTGACAGTTCCTATGGATGCCAGCGTCTCTGGAACGAACACTGGAGACAACTCGGCGAACTCTTCGACCATGTACATCGGGACAACCGCAGTAGCCCTTAACAGGGCTTCCGCTTCGCTTGTCTTGACTGGAATCACAAGCATCGACGGAGCCTCCGCATCATGCTCTGGAAATTCGGCAACCGTCACGGGATTCACGCCCGCAAGCGGTTCACTCACTTTGGCTGGCGCGGACGCTTTGACTTTGACAACCTCAGCGGATACCAATGTGACATTGCCAACGACAGGAACCCTTGCGACATTGGCTGGAACCGAGACTTTCACAAACAAAAGGGTGACCCAGAGGGTCGTCACGACCACGGATGATGCCTCGGCTGTCATTGATGTCGACACCACCGATGTTTACCAGCTTTCGGCTGTCGCCAACGCCACCGAGTTCACCACCACAGGAACTCCCACGGACGGGCAGAAATTGATAATCAGATTGAAAGACGCTGGGGCTGGAAAGGGACTGACATGGACAGGGTTCACCGCCATTGGGGTCACGCTTCCCACCACGACCGTTGCTGGAAAGTGGCACTATATTGGAGCGACCTATAACGCCTCCGCCTCCGCTTGGCACGCAATAGCTGTCGGAGCGCAAGCCTAACAATCAAATATGGTCTTCGACAAACAATGGTTTAAAAATCATCAGCGAAAACTCCTTTGGCTACTCAACACGCCAATCATAAAAATATGGTTCCGCTGGGTTATGAGAATCCGCAAGTGTGACCTTCCATTAAAAACTAGAATCATCGACTTCGGACCGAATTGGTTCACCCATTCCGCCAAGCTGAAAGGCGACCAAGTGGAGTTGCAGACCTCCTTCCGCTCGAACGAGAAGTACGCCCGAAGGCTTTGGTTCGCCTTCGAGCCTTTGTGGTGGGCGTTCCACGCATGGGACTGGCTCACGAAGCCGTGGCCTGCCATGAACCTCGGCTTTGACACCTTGCCGACCGTGTATAGCACGCCTGGTACTTCGGTCTCAGGCTATGTTGTCAGAAATGGCGTTAGCGAATCGTTCGCCACGATCCGCGCAGGAGAAGGAAGAGGTTCAGGATACGACACTGGGTCTCAGGGGATCCAAATCAGGCTTATTTCAACGGCGGGGGCGAATCTTTATGGTTCATTGTTTAGGGGGATTTTTCTTTTCGACACATCGTCTCTGAATGATGGTGCAACATTGACTGCTGCCTCGATAGGTATTTACGGAAACGCAAAGTTGGCAAATTTGGGCGCCTTCGAGGTCGACATAGTATCTGCAACACCGGAATCGAACACCGTTTTGGCGAATGGCGATTATGCGAACCTTGGCACAACGCCGTTCTCATCGGTGGCATATGCGTCATTGTCGAACGCAGCATACAACACATTCTCATTGAATGCGTCTGGAATCGCAACCATAAGCAAAACCGGTATTTCCAAATTCGGCGGAAGGCTGAATTGGGACACGGACAACTCGTTCACAGGGACATGGTATTCTTCTTGTGATAGCAGGATCATGTTCGAAGATGGCGGGACGTTTGGAACAACCAGCGACCCCAAGATAGACATCACCTACACGCTTCCCAACACGACAAACTTTTTCAATTTTCTTTAAACTATGAAATCCTA